CGGGCGAGACCGAGGAGCAGCGCAAGAAACGCATGCAGACCATCGCGCAGCAGCAGGCGCTGGGCCCGACCGGATCGATGGCCGTCACCTCGCTGCTGGCATGAGCGGAGGGCTGAAGGGTGCAGGCTACTGATCTGCAGCGCAAGCTCGCTTTCGACCTCCGCGATTCATGGCAGGGCCGGGCGCTGGCCGCGACCGACGGTGCGCCGCGGGCCGTGCTGATGTCGGTGCTGGCCCATACCTTGGACACCGCGATGCCGGCGCTGTGCGCGCTGTGCATCCCGGGCTTCGACGGCGCGCTGATCCCGCCCTTCCTCACCTCGGCCGCCAGGATCGACAAATCAGGCCGCGTGGTGGCCGACGTCTGCGGCCGCATGGGCGTGATCAACAAGGACGAGGTGATCTTCGCCTCAGAGCTCGCGATGCGCGACTCGTTCCGCCGGCTCGCCGATGACCTGAAGCTCTCGGACGACGACCGCATCGAGCTGTTCAAATACGCGCAGCGCTGGGTGGTCGCCGATCGCCGGCTCGACCCGAATTTCGACCCCAGGGATCCGGATGCCAAGCGCCTCACCCTCAACTGATATCGTCGCCTATAACGGTACCGCGCCGACGCCATCGCCGCGCGCCACGCGCGTGATCAGCGATTACGAGGCGCAGATCGTCGCCGGTATCCTGCGCGAGTTCGGCCAGTTCCAGACCGCGCGCGCGATGCTCGCCGGTCATTGCGAGGAGGTCGCGCAGCTGATCCTGCCGACCAGCCGCAACACCTTCTTCTACATGAACTACAATACCCCCGGCATCAAGAAGACCCAGCAGCAGGTCGACGCCACGGGCGCGCTGGCGCTGCATCGCTTCTGCGCGATCGCCGATTCGCTGGTGACGCCGCGCAACATGCAATGGCACGGCCTGCAGGGCGACGACTACGTGATGAAGGACCGCGCCACCCGGCTATGGTTCGAGGGCACGACGAAGCTCTTGTTCCGCATGCGCTACGCGGCGGTCGCCAATTTTTCGGCGCAGAACTACAACAACTGGCAGTCGCTCGGCGCCTTCGGCAACTCGACCATGTACGTCGACAGGTTCGACAACCGCTGGAACGGCGGCGGCGCTGGGCTGCGCTACAAGTCGGTACCGTTCGGCGAGACCTTCTATGGTGAGAACCACCAGGGCAAGGTCGACCGCATGATCCGCTGGTTCCGGCTGACCGCCTACCAGGCCGTGCAGAAATGGGGCATCGAGGCGCTGCCGGAAAACCTGCTCTCCCCGCTGCAGCAGAACAGCCAGTGGCTCTACAACTTCCTGCACTGCGTCAAGCCGAGGGATGAGGACTACGATCCGGAGGCGCTGGACAGCCGCCGGCTGCCGTTCCAGTCCTATTACGTCTCGATCGAGGGCCGCTGCCTGATGGCGCCGGAGCGCGGCTACAACCGCTTTCCCTACGCCGTTTCGCGCTACGACCAGACCCCCGGCGAGGTCTACGGCCGTGGCCCGGCGATGATCGTGCTGCCGTCCTTGAAGACGCTCAATGCCGAGAAGACCACGTTCCTGAAGCAGGGCCATCGCGCCGCCGATCCGGTGCTCCTGATGGCCGACGACGGGCTGGTCGGGATGGACATGCGGCCCGGCGCGATGAACAAGGGCGGTGTCACCTCCGACGGCAAGCCGCTGGTGCATACCCTCCCCGTCGGCGATATCCAGATTTCAGAGAAGATGATGGGCGAGGAGCGCGGCATCATCGATGACGTGTTCCTCGTCTCGCTGTTCAAGGTGCTGTCCGAGCACCCCAACATGACCGCGACGCAGGTCATCGAGCTGGTCAACGAGAAGGGCATGCTGGTCGCGCCGACGCTGGGCCGGCAGCATACCGAATATGTCGGCGGCATGGTGCCGCGCGAGCTGGACCTGCTGTTCGAAATGGGGCTGGTCGATCAGGTCCCGCCCCGCCTGATCGAGGCCGCGGGCGGAATGCGCCGCCATCTGATCGACCAGGCCGAGGTGGTCGACACCTCGCCGCTGTCGCTCGCCGCCAGCGCGGGCAACGCGGCCGGCTTCCTGCGCACCATCGAGCAGGTCCGCGAGCTCGTCAACGTCACGCAGGACATGAGCCTGCTCGATCCCTTCGACTTCGACACCGCCACGCCCGAGATCGCCCGCATCAACAACGTGCCGGAGCGCTGGATGGCGGACGGCGACATGGTGGCGCAGAAGCGCAAGAACCGCGCCAAGGCCGCGCAGCAGAAACAACAGATCGACGCCGCGCCCGCGCAGGCCGCGATCATCAAGGCCCGCGCCGTGGCCGCGAAAGCCGGCGCGTTGCAGGGCGTTCCGCAATGACGCTGACGGCCGAAGAGATCAACGCGAAGAATGAGGAATTGCTGCGCGCCTATCAACTGGCGTTCAATACCCCGGCCGGGCAGGCCGTTCTGCTCGACCTCGTCTCGTTCTGCAAATTCCGCGTCCCGATCGACAATCAGGTCGACGAGGGCAAGCGTCAGGTCGCGCTGCGCATCATGAACTTCTCGCTGCTCTCGCCGGAGCAGTTGCAGGCCGCGTATCGCGGCAAGATTTCCCCCAGCCCGCTATAGGAGCACAAGGCTATGAGCGCCACCACCGTGACCACGACGCCACCTGCTGGAACGACGCCGCCGCCCGCGGCATGGCACGAGGGCAAGATCGACGCCGAGACCCTCGGCTTCTGGCAGAACAAGGGCTACGACGTCACCGATCCCGTCAAGGTCGCCTCCGAACTGACCAAGCAGTACCGCGCCGCCGAGAAGTTCATCGGCGTGCCGCCCGACCAGGTGTTGCGGATGCCGAAGGCCGACGCCAAGCCGGAGGAGTTCGCGGCGTTCTACCAGCGCCTCGGCGCGCCGGCCGATCCCAAGGAATACGACTTTTCCGGCGTGAAGTTCGCCGGCAACGACCTCGAGCCGGCCTTTGCGGATGCGATGCGCGCCGGGCTCGCCGCGGCGTTCGTGCCGAAGGACAAGGCGGCCGCGATCGTCAAGAGCGTGGTGAACTATCTGGAGTCGGCCGACACGTCGGAGAGTACGGTCAATGCGCAGAAGCTCGCCGACGAAAAGACGAACCTCGCCAAGAACTGGGGCGCCAAATACGACTTCAACCATCTTCAGGCGATGGAGGGCGCGCGCCGCGCGGGGATCACACCGGAAGCGGTGAAGGCGCTGGAGGGCCAGCTCGGCTATGCCGCCGTGATGGAGCATTTCCGCAAGATCGGGGCCAACACATCAGAGGACACCTTCGTCGAGCGCGGCGCCGGCGGCCAGGGCGATGTCGTCACCCGCGAGGGCGCGATCTCGCGCAAGTCAGAGCTGATGGCCGATTCCGCGTGGGCCAAGCGCTACCTCGAGGGTGGCGCGGCCGAAGCGCGCGAGATGACCCGGCTCAACACCATGATTGACGGAGGCATGTGATGAGCGAGACCGAAACCGCGATCGAGACGCCATCCCCGAAGCCGGCGAAGAAGAAGCAGGCCCGCAAGAAACAGGTCAAGCGCGCCTCGGTACCGGCCGCCCCGGCCAAGGCGGCGGAATTTCCCGGCCTGACCCAGAATGATTGCTCCACGACCTGTACGGCTGCGCGCTGCGCGATTTCAGGATCCAACTACTGCGGCCATCCCTGCAAGGGTGCGATGACGCCGCCCGGCGATGTCGCGGCGCTGAACCGGCTCCGATCGGCGCAGAAGCAACTCGGCATCGAGAAGGTGGAGAAGCGCTATGCCTAGTGTCTCGCAGGCGCAGGCCGGCTTCATGGCCATGAGCAAGACTGCCGCGGGGCGCGCCAAGCTGCGCGCCCACGGCAAGACCCCGGCGCCGGAGAGGGTCGCGAGCGAGTATCAGGCCGCCGACAAGGGCCGCAAGATCGGCAAGCTCGCCAGGCACGTGAAGAAAAAATAGCGGTGCGTTGATCGGGCTACCTGCGCCCGCGCATGTTCCCCGGCATGAGTTCCCGGCATCACACGGCTCCCGCGAGGGTAAGGCCGGCTCGGGACCTCGATCATACGGCCCCCTCTTTGGACAAGGCTGAAGGTTTGCAGGCGCATTTCGCGCCATGGCCCCCTGCTGAAAGCATGGGCAAGGCCGCTGACATTCACACCTTGCAGGCGGGATAGCCATGTCCGAAAATCTGCCGAAACTGTTTACGACCCAATTCTCGACGGTGCTTGCACTCAAGCTGCAGCAGCGCATGTCGAAGCTGCGCGGCAACGTCATGGAAGGCTTCCATGTCGGCAAGCAGGCCTCGCCCATCCAGTACATCGGCGCCATCCAGATGAAGCCCCCGGTGGGCCGCTTCGCTCCGATCGGCCGCCAGGATGTCGATTTCACGCGGCGCTGGGTCTTCCCGGTGGATCGCGACGCCAACCAGCTCATCGACACCTTCGACAAGCTGAAGACCGCGATCGAGCCGACCTCGCAGTATTCCGATGTGGCCGCCGCCGCCGTCGCCCGTGAATGGGATGACCGGCTGATCGCCGCAGCCCTCGGCACCGCGTCGCTCGGCACCGACGGTGCGTCCTTCACCTCCGAGACCTGGGCATCGATCTCCTCGTCCTACTCGATCGCCTCGACCTTCGGCTCGACCGCGGCCTCCGGGCTGACGGTGGCGAAGATGATCGAAGCCAAGCGCATCTTCCGCAAGGCGCAGGTCGACGTCGAGCAGGAGCAGTTGACCTGGGTCACCAACAGCCAGGGCGAATCCGATCTGCTCAACCAGGTGCAGGTGGTCTCGACCGAGTTCAACACCGCCCCGGTGCTGGAGAACGGCGTCGTCACCCGCTTCCTCGGTTTCCAGATCAAGTATTCCGAGCGCCTGCAGGTCAACACCACGAACGTCCGTTCCAACCTCGCCTTCGTGAAGTCAGGCCTCTACCTCGGCATCTGGAAGGACACCGAGAACGACGTCGACCGCCGCAAGGATCTCTCGGGCCTGCCGTACCAGATCTACACCATGATGTCGTCCGGCGCGGTTCGTCTGGAGCCTGGCCGGCTCGAGGAAATCCTGTGCGCCGACACCTCGGCCGCTGCCGACGTCACGCCGTAAGGAGCAAGCACCATGGCTGTCGATCACGTCAAATCCACCCCGATCACCAACCTCGATGCCGCGCCTGTTGTGCCCAACACCGGCGGCGAGGGCGCTGCCGCGCAGCTGATGTCGGTCTCCTCTGGCGATGTCGTCGGTGTCGCCTCGTCCTCGATCAATGCGACCTATCAATTCGTCCGCGTGCCATCGAACTGCAAGGTCAAGCAGGTCCTGTTCGACACCGAGACCCAGGCCGCCGGCGCCATCGACATCGGCGTCTATTATGCGACCGACGGCGAGGGCAACAAGCCGACCGCGCTGCTCGCCGCCAACGCCATCAGCCAGGCGCTGTTCGCCTCGGCCGTCACGATCACGGCAGTGTCGGTCACCGATGTCACCAACGAAAGCGGCACCTATACCCCGTTGAAGCGCAACCAGCCGCTCTGGCAGGCCGCCGGTCTCTCGACTGATCCGGGCGGCTATTTCGACATCGTCGGGACGGTGACGACCGCGATCACGACCGGCACCGGCAAGATGGGGCTGACCGTCAATTACACGATCTGAGGTAACCGATGGCCAGCCACTTTGTCAGCTTCGCGCGCGGCGTCGAGGGAACGAAATACTCCGACTTCAACGTCGGGACCTCGTCGACCGCGACTGACCTGTTCGAGCTTCGCATCCTTGACGGCGTGACGCCGAGCAAGACCGAGGTGCTCAAGGCGATCGAGGCGTTCGAACGCTTCTTCGAAAACGCGCAGCAGGTCTCCGCGGCGGCCTTCGACGTCAAGGGGTAGCCATGGCGCAGAACAGGTTCATCAACGTCACGCTGGAGACGGCGGCGAAGCATGGCGA